CCACCGTATTCTAGACGAAAGATTCTAGGGTCCACGGGTGCTCCCAACAGGCTGGGTTAGCCGGTCTAAATGAGCATAATTCTCCGATTATTCGGTGTGTCTTCCATCTTTAGCGAGTTGATAACATGATAACAAGGCATGTTTTGTCAACCTAAGGAAGTTACATCTTTTGATCTCTTTTTCTCCCAGAGTCTGGGACTATAGTCTACCATCCACTGCAGCGTGTGCAGAGGACATAGATACTCGCTCTAAAAGGTCACGAGGTGATTTTATAGACTGATCTGTCTCTTCACTTTCCAATGACGAGGTGATAGGTCATCTTAGGCTCATCTTTTTAAGAGCTTATTGGATGGGTATGTCCGGATTGGTTACGCAGGCGGACCGCTGCAGATAGAGTGTCTAAACTACCGTGAATGTAACAAGAGAGGTATTAGCCGGGACTGTTAAGGTTCCAGCTGATCCGGTTAACTGGATACTCACTGTAATGGTATTGGCTGTAGGTGTAATACCGATGTAACCGACACATACTATACCCTGTATTCCGTTGGCAGGATTAGTTACCAGGAAGTTTCCTCCCGAAGCAACAATCGCTGAGCCAGCGGAGTTGAGAATATCTAATCCACCGGTAAAAGTCTCGGCAGAAGTGTCTTTACAATCAGCATAAGCTTCAATACGATAATAGCCAGGCGGTATCGTGAAAGTCTTAGTGTCAGCACCAAGTGTAATCCCTAACGAGTTAGAGGAGAATGCGGTGTTATATACTAAGGCCGTCGGCGTTGCCGTGACTATAGATTGTGAGTTGCTGTTAAGCCAGATAGCAGTTGAGGTCGGAAGCGAACCCTGAATTGATGGGTTTCTTGGAACAAATAGTTCAACACTATATTCCACGAAAAGCTTTCCGATCTTAGTAGTACCATCGGCTGTGTTGTTCACACCCAGGTAGAGTACTCCAGCGTCGTATGTTTTCGGATCGCCTGCCATAGCGGTAGTACGAACATATCTCCTAGTACCTGTACTATGTAGAGCCGGACCGTTAAAGGTCGCCGCGCAGTCTTTCCAGATGTTACACATCATGGTTCCTGCGTGGTTGACAGCGTCTACCTCCGTAGTAGGTTGAGGGGCATTTGCATCGTACTCCTGTATCAGGATGATGTCACCTTGGGCGGAAGTGGGAGCAATTGGGACCCATAGGAACCGTACATAGCGCCAACGATATTCCTCGTAATTCTTCGCAATTCCCGATAATAATGGAAATGTACTAGACATTCCAGGATTTAAAGGGAAAACGTTTGCGGGTAGAATGGAGAAAGTTGTTGAGCCTACAACGGAACCAGTTATGAGTTCCCGATGCGTGACCACAGTTCCGGCACCACGGCCTTTCTTGGAAGTGATAGAAGGGCGTCGGGTGACGATCCGGTGTGCAGTAGTTGCGGGTGCCGAAGATACCGTAATGCCGGCCATTGGAGGAAGTCTGTGACTTTCTCCTGAATCGCTCTTGTATCCTTTGTAGAAGGCCTTTGCGTGTTTTCCTACAGTTTCCATTGAAGGAAGGCTGTTGTAAACCGCGTTCGAGGCTGCCCGCGCTGCCATCGAGGCGAGCGCAGGGGCTACAAATGGAACGATTGAGGTTCGTTGGTTTCGGCGAGCAAGTTGCATCTTTTTGCGACGTGGTTGGTGTTCGAAGGACAAACTCTATTGTTTGTCAGGTTCGTGGGAGACTCCCCTGACAGGACGACTATACATCCCTGTTAGCTTGGTATTGCCCCTCCCGTGTAGTCTGTAGGCATTCCGGTAACCACGATGGGTTGAACCTTAGCACAGAAGTCACTGTTTTGGGAGGCCATTCAGGGACCCCTGACCAGCCATTATTGCTGGTCTTCGGTTGGAAGAGGATATAACACCTTCCTCTTCAGTACGACACATTCCGCATAAAGGAGCTCTTTATTCGACATCGCTCTGCATTGAGCACTTAAGATAGTGTTAGACACGTTTCGCAAAAGTGCTTGCATTCGATTGAAGTCGCGTAAAAGAGACCGAGCCGGGAATCTGTATTCACACTCTGGATCCACTGAAATAAACTGAGCAGCAGAAAACGGGCCCAAGGTCATGACAGCAGGAGGGATAAACTCCACCCACCCTGCCTCGTCGGACCTCAGTCCCATCTTCAACTCAGGAACTCCTGCCCTCCGAATGAGGGAGCGTAAAGGAGTGTTCTCACTGAGTAGTGCTGCAAAATATTTCTTGGGATATTTCCCCAGAGCCAGACTCTCGCCTGTCTTATAGACCAGGTAGCTCGCGAACCTCCTTTGGAAATTCGTAATCTTAATCTCAGGTTCGCATTCCGGGTAGACGGGAAAACCTAAACCTCCATGTATAATCGGGAGGAACAAATTGAAGGTATGGGTTCCATCACAAGTCATCTCCTTTAACTGGAGACGGTTATAGTGTATGAACCGCCTATGGGCCCTTAATTTGTCGGTTGCGCCACCTACTGACCACGCGTAAAGTTCTGATAATTTCATACGTCGTCGGGGATCTGCTAAACGGCCTTTACTTTGCGCCATTAGCAACCCGATGTTGAAATAATCGTACTTCACGAACTCTGGATCCTCTAGTTTCGCGTCAGGATAAAACCTGAATAGCTCGGAGTTAATAGTTAAATACTCGGTGTGGCAATAGTTCTTTCCTAAAGAAAGGACAAAGCCTACCTCGGCGATTTCCATCCGCCAGAGGGCATAATGTTCTTTAGAAGATCTGAACAGAATGTCATCACCGTTAACTAAAACAGGGAGCATGCGAAGAGGTACATAACGACCGACGTAGGCGTTAAGAGACTTCCAATAGCAGACAATGTTGATTAAACATAAGAAAGGGAAACTGATGGGCGAGCCCATTAGTTGGCCATTACGTTGTTCAACAGCAATATAACTGCTATTTCCAAGAATCATACGATCTACAATAGGCACTCCAAGGTCTTGACAGTGTTTCGTCAAGGCCTCGCCTTTGTCGTTGTACCAGAGAATATGTGGTTCAAGTAGTTTCCGGATGTATGCTAGGTAGGACTTGAGAAAGCTCAACTCAGATGACCTCTCGCACATGCATTGATTCAGCAGTTCGTCACGAACCGCGTCGAATGCCGCGAGTGTGTATGGTAATTTGAGCGAGTCAGTTGCTCCAGCGTAATCACCTGATACCCAGAAGTCAGAAGGACAATAACGAAAAGAATTTGAGTTACCCCAAAATTCCATGTTATCGTATCGAATGGTTCCCTTACGGAGACCTTCCTTTACTGACTTCCTTGAGGGCTGAAGATTCCAAGAGAGTATGAGGGCGTTAGCCTCTCGTTCTCGATCAAGGATACCCTGAAGGTGTGTTACATTGAGTGGTTCACCAATCACTACAAACTGTGGATACCTACGAAGCCACTTCCAAAGTGTCTTCTGAAAAGGTTTTCCATGGTAGTAGGGTAAACCGACTCCTGCTGAAATAGTCCGAACCTTGAGAGGTTCTGCCAAGGGTACGATGTTGCATTGGAGCGCACCATCCTTTGTACTCTGAATATCTTGCAAGATCATTTCTTTACGATCGTCTGCTGTTAGTTGAGCTCCTCTGAGCTCTCCAACACCACTCTGGGTCTCAGCCATTGCTACGAGGTCATCGTAGTGAGACATCGATCCTAGAGCGGCGCTAGCAACATCGTGGGAAGAATCCTGATCTGTAACCCCACCTTTGTCCAGAAAAGTCAAAGCTGTCGGCTGATCATAAGCTTGACGTACCACTGTTTCTTGACCTCCATGTAGACGAGACCTTTCAAAGGACGCGTTCTTGGAGGGTTCCGTAAAGGAACAAATAGTGGATTCAGTCAACTTGATCCCCTGAGCAATCTTCATAGCTAGAGTTCGAAAGGACTCCATAGCTTGAGGGTCAGGACGAGCCGGATCCGTGGTTAGAATCTTGAGATGTTTCTTCTGTGCGTCTTGGATATACACGCGCGGGATCACATTACAAGCTCTCTTCACACCCTGAAGTAAGCCAAAGAAGAATTGAGCACAGCGCTTGTCCTTGCGACAAACAAGGCGTGCATGAATCATCTTTGCAAAAGGGCCACGGAACACTTTGTAGTTCTGAAGTGAATCTGGTAGGGCCGGCAAGTCCTCCTGCTGTAGAAATTTAGCAAAAGGATAAGCCGTGCAATACTTGGCATTACGAATAAAGTCCTCCACTCTCCACTCCGCGCAGCGGTTGTACGCATCGAACACATGCTCAGCTTTCACAGCATGAGCCCTGGGTAGTGAATCCAGGATGAGTTCAAGGTACGACTGCACAAAGTAGATTGCAGAAGAGGCAGATGCAGAAGGGACACGGATTATACACGTGTCCCCGGCGAAGTTAGGGTTTTCCTCTACCCTATAACACTCCGCCTTGTGTTTGGAGCTCGAACCAACACATTCACACAATTCTAAAGCGAGAACCTTGCGAGTTTTCTCGTAGAAGAATTTAGTGAAGAATTTCGAGCACCCTCCGGGTTGGATCAGTTGCATTCCAATGAAGGACCTAACGTTACGGTAAAATAACTCCGTATCGAGGTTATCCTTCAATATAATGAATGCCTGATCCTGGAACCGT